AAGCACTGTAAGATCGCCTTGTTCGATCTCTTTCTCTCGTCGGTTGGGGGGGCACCTCTGACCGACATTTCAGACAACTCAGGTAATGCCCATCCTGGTGCCGTGAGCAACTGAATTGCACCAGCAGGTTTCGGAGATTCGCCTAGTCGGTATCCAATCCGGCCTCAGTCCTGATCCAAAGGCGTTCTATAGGGGTGACTTGTAGGGAGGTGGTATGGAACCGGCCAGCCACCAGTAAGCCAGAAGGCAAAATTCTCGCAACCCCACCGTCGTATTCAAAGCCTCACCGTAAGGGCCGTCCTTCGGGATAGTGAGGTCTCCCAACAGCGACGGATTTCAGCGAGTGATGGGCAGCGTTTCTCCTTTAAGACCTGGCTCCTGTTGCAAGGGGCTAAGTTGGGAGAAGGGCCCCCGGTCTATCCACACAATCTGCTAGAAGAAGATGCTCAACTGGGTACACTCAGGGGGGAGGCTTGCATGATTGTTGTAGACGGGATCGAGAACTCAATTATCGGATGGGCGAAACTTGGTCGCCACCGGGTGGTTATCTATTCGGTGGACAGATTATCGCTGCTGATTGAAGAAGACATAGGAGATGAAACAACTGTAAAGGACGTAGAAGAGATAATTCGTTTCCTCGAGATCTCTTCAGCCGAGAGGGCGGTCGAAGAAAAGGTCCCTCCCCCCATCTTTGTTCACAGCGGCGACGAATCGGATATCACGCGGATCATCCTGGAGATTGAGAATGGGGCTTCCGACTGACAAAGTGTGGGTGGGGTGCCACTGGCTGCCCCTGACCGAAAGGATGGACTTAAGTCACTTTGGGCAATATGACGCATTCCCAAACCCTGGCATTTCGTATGGGCCTGTCAGGGGGCACATTCTGGCAATGACATTGATCCATGAGTTCATTGAGGCGGTGGCTGATATATACGACCTCAAAATCAAGGAGACTGAGATTCGATGCCTTGAGACCAGCCTGGTGGGGGTGATCATGAGGAGCCCTGAGCTGACAGACTGGGTGGTAAGAGAACTGAGAAAGTCGGAGTCTCTTGTAAAACCCGATGTATCTCATACAATTCAAGCATGAATGATGTCTTGTTTCGAGAGGCCAAGAAGAGGTGGCTATCCGAGCAGCCTGATGCTGTGCGGTCGGAATACTATGCTCGGGCCAAGGAACTGAACGACGGCAAGACAACGTACTTCGAGAGGGAAGAGATCCTGAATGAGGAGTTCGGGATCACGAGGGACACTCTTTCTGATATGCTTGAAAAGGTCTCAGAGGAGTGGAAAGAGCGGCGTCGTGAAAAACGAGAGGCCGCAGAAGAACGCTCCGAAGCTACAGAGTCCCCTGATGGGGTTCCGGAATCAGCCCCTGATGGGGGCTCTGTGGCTTCTAATGACGTTTCGAATATCAAGTGGGTGGCCGAGAACCTTCCCAATGAGGGCACTCTCAGGGAACATGCCCCCTGCTCCGCTGCCTGGGGCCTTCTTTGCTGGGCACGGAGAAACCCCGACCAGTTCTACACCCAGATCTACAAGCAAGTGGTCATTCCCACCAAGCGTGAGATTGAAGAGGCTATTGATGCTTCCGAGGATGAGACCCGCCTGATCGTGGCACTGGACAAGGTCAGGGCTATCGCTGGAGATCTTGTTGACGGATAGACCGTACAAGATGATCCCCAAGGATCTGATCCGGAACATTGATTACCGGAAAAGGATTATCAAGGCTTGCAGCTCTGATAAAGATGCACAGCGTGATATTAGTGATGTTTGCCGGAACGACATACTGTTCTGGTGGAACAGCTTTGTCTTTACTTACGATCCCAGGCTGCCATCAAGCATGGTTCCGATGGTGACATACGAGTTTCAAGATGATGCGATCAGCAGAATTAACGATTCGATTGGTACTTCTGATCTTGTTATCAGCAAGTCTCGTGACATGGGTGCATCGTGGATGCTCCTTGGAGTCTTCCTCTGGAGGTGGCTCTACAAAGATGGCCAGTCATTCCTCCTCGTAAGTAGGAACGAAGATTATGTGGACAAGGCTGGCAACCCCAAGTCATTGTTCTGGAAGATCGACTTCATCATGAAGAGCTTGCCGGGGTGGATGCTTCCCCCGTTTAGCCGAACCAAGCTGAGGCTTAGTAATAATGCCAATGGATCGACGATTGATGGCGAAAGTACGACTGGCGATGTTGCTCGAGGAGATCGTAGAACTGCAATCGGTCTTGATGAATTTGCGGCCTTCGACACTGACGCGGGATACCGTGCGCTCGCGGCCACCCGTGACGCTACGAACTCTAGGATTTTCAACTCGACGCCGAATGGCACAAGCAACGCCTTTCACTCGGTTGCACAAAACGAAGAGATCCCGCAGCTGAAGCTCCATTGGATGCTTCACCCCAAGAAGGCCGAGGGTCTTTACTACGAGGGGGACAAGGCGAGAAGCCCCTGGTATGACAAGGAAGTGAAGAGGTGCGGAAGTCCTGTTGAGGTTGCCCAGGAACTGGATATCTCGTTCGGTGCTTCGCAACAGGTCTTCTTTGACCTCAGGTTGCTGGCCCAGTATCAGTCTAAATACATCAGGGCCCCTTATGTAAGGGGTGAGCTTGAGTTTGATGACCAGGCAGCCGATGTCCACTTCGAAGAGAAGCCGAGGGGCAGACTCAAGATGTGGGCACACCCTGACCCGAATGGCGAGATGCCGAGGGACAGGTCTTACGCGGTCGGTATTGATATTGCGACGGGTACGGGATCGAGCAATTCCTGCCTGTCGGTGGGGGATAGAAAGACCAGGGAAAAGGTTGCTGAGTTCGCAGTCCCAAACATGCGTCCTGATCAGTTGGCTAAATATGCGGTGGCCATGGCCCGTTGGCTGAGAGACGGGAGTGGACGCCCTGCCCTGCTTTGCTGGGAGGCTGCCGGTCCTGGCCGGATCTTTGGTGATGTCATTGTCGAACTGGGTCACCGAGAGATTTGGTTCCGCCACAAGGAAGGCATGGCAACCAAGAAGACCAGCGAGATGATGGGGTGGGTTCCCACCCGTGAATCCAAGCTGACGCTGTTCGGTAATTACCGTAGACAGTTGTTTTCAGAATCATTCATCAACAGGTCCAAAGAGGCCCTGGCTGAATGCAGTGAAATAATCTACATGCCTGGCGGTGGCATCGAACACACCAGGTCTGTGAGTACGAGAGATTCTTCCGGGGCAAGGATGAACCACGGCGACAGAGCCACGGCCGATGCCCTTCTTTGTATGGCCATGGGATACGAGGGAAACATGGTCAAGAAAGCTCCACAAATAACACCCGGATCTTTGATGTACCGTCGTCGAAGACAACAGGAAGTTAAGAGGAAGGTCACCCAATGGTGAGTCCGCATAGTGATTACAGCAAGCTGTCGAGTGCGTTCGAGTTCTCCCGATTGAGGATGTTGCCCTTTCGGGAGGAGCGAGTTCGCAACCTGAAGACGTACCTTGGTCGTCACTACAACGGTGAGGCTGGTAGTGACCGGGTTCCTGTCAACATGCTCGAGATGGCGGTGCAGATCTATCGCCGCAATCTCATGACGAGCACTCCTGGTGTTCGTATCAGGACTGACAAGAGGAGCCTTCGTCCTGTCGCTCACAAGTTTGAGCTTGCGATCACAAAGGTTCTCAAGGAGATCGGATTCCAAGACACGATGAATTCGATCGTCTTTGATTCTCTGTTCTCTATTGGTGTGGCCAAGATTGGTATCACCGACAAGAAGGCCGGTGAGATGGCTGGGTATCTGCATGACGCCGGATACCCATTCATGGATTCGGTTGATCTTGATGACCTTGTCCTTGATATGAACGCCAAGACTTGGGAGTCAATGCAGTTTGTTGGCAACAGGTATGAGTTGCCCTACGAGGACGCACTTGACTCCAAGATGTTTGAGTTCGAGAAGAAGCCCAGCCCCAAGATCCACCAGTCATACAACGAGTATGGAGAACTGAAGGCATCCTCGATCGATTCGCGTTCTGCCCTTGGTGGTTCGTATCAGACGAGAGCAAGGGATGTTCTTGAGCTTTGGGATATCTACCTTCCTTATGAAGGACGGATGCTGACATTCTTCTGTGACAGCCGGGGCGTTCCGCAGATGGATTGTCCGGTTCGTGACATTGAATGGGATGGCCCCGAGTCTGGCCCGTACACGCACCTGAGCCTTGGTCATGTCAGTGGCAATCTCATGCCGCTGCCCCCGATCGCAAACCTTGTTGACCTTAATGACGCACTGAACAGATCCTTCCGCAAGGCCGTTCGTCAGGCAGACCGGCAGAAGACTGTGACCCTTGTCGCTGCTGGCTCTGATGAGGATGGTGAAAGAATCCTGAATGCGGACGATGGTGACATGCTGAGGGTCGATAGGCCTGAGGCGACTCGGGAAGCTAGGTTCGGCGGGGTCGATCAGAACAACCTTGCCTATTCAATCCAGGTTCGCCAACTGTTCGACTACATGGGTGGCAACCTATCGGCCATGGGTGGTCTTTCTGTCCAGGCTGATACTGTTGGCCAGGAAGAGATCATCAAGGCATCTTCTTCCCAGAAGATCCAGGACATGCAATCTCAGGTCATGACCTTTGTGACTCGTGCGATTGGAGACATTGGCAAGTGGACCTGGCACGATCCGATCAGAACCTTTGATCTGGTTGACGAGCTTTCTGACACTGGCTTTGAGATACCCCTGAAGTTCAAGGCCAAGGAACGCAAGGAGTCTGAGTTCATCGAAATGAACTTCGATATCAGTCCTGCCTCGATGCGTGAGATGAATAGCCAGCAGAGGTTGGCCATCCTTTCCAACACTGTTTCGAGCTTCCTTGTCCCCCTTGCCCCCCAGCTTCAGGCCCAGGGAATGTCTATCGATGCGGCATCGTTCATCCGCCAGGTCTCGGATCTGACGAGTATGCCCGAGATTGAGACTCTCCTGATGCCCACCGGGTCAGCCGGTGAGGCCGAGATCCTGCTGCAACAGAGCAAGCCTGCTGAGACCACCCGTAATTACGTCAGAGAGAGCATCTCTACGGGGGGGACCCAGCAGTCTCGAGACGCAGCGGCGGTCCAGGCCCTCATGGGTAACAACCCATCGCCTGGACAGGAGCAAATGATGAATCAGCCATCCGCTCGCCCTAGTATGGCTTGAAACTAATTTCAGCTTTGATAGGATTTAGACGTATGCCGAACTACCGATATAAGCACCCTGAGACTGGCGAACCCAAGGTTATCTTCATGTCAATGAACGAGATGTGGGAG